GACCTGCGCATGCACCTGCGCATGTTCGGCATACGGCCGGCCGCCTGAACGACCGCGGGGTGCTTGAGAAAACCAGGCACCTCGCTCCGTAAAAACCTTCAAGAACCGCAAACGCCGCGCCCCTCGGGGCGGTGGTGGTAGGCCAACTCATGCCTGGAGAAATGATGTCGCATGCAAAAACAATCGTTGATACCACACGCAGCTACCTCGGTCTGGGTGTTGATGTCGGTAAGACGGCCTTCCAGGCCGTGTATGTGCCGACCGAAAAGCTGACCGAAGAGCGATTCGCCAACTGGATCGGGGATGCCCTGGTCGGGCAATCGATTCAGTACCACGAAGGATTTCTGCTGCTCGATCGTTCCGAGTCGGGCAGTGGCCTTGGTACGAAAGAGCGCAACCGGCTGCATTCCGTTGCGCGACGTGCCTGGATCGCTTGCGAACTGGGCCTGGTGCATCTGTTCAGCCTGAAGGTCGCCGATGGCCATTACCGCTATATCGCGATCCGCTCAAGCAGCAAGCTGACACCGCCTGAAATTCGTGCCCGTCTTCGCAAGACGAATGCATCGACCACTGCCGAAACCCCGGAAACAACCCATTAAAAAAAGGAGCGTCCCTATGATTCCTGAGCCCGACACCCTTGAAGAGGTTGGCAATTTCATGATGGCAGAGCTCGAAGCTATGCCACTCGCCGAACTCAACGAACTGATTCAGCGCGTCTCATCAGCTGAAGAATCTGCGCGTCAGTACAAGCAGTTTCTGCAGGCGGTGATGCATCACCGTTTCGGCAGCCGAGCTAACCAATTGCGCCAGGATGCAGGCAAGACCACCGGAACCGTGCGCTTCGAGGATGAGGGATTTGTTGTCATCGCTGACTTGCCTAAGCGTCCTGAATACGATCAGCGAAAGCTAAAAGACGCAGTCGAAGCGCTACGCAAGTGGGGTGAGAACCCTGAAGACTATGTGGGTATCGAGGTCAAGGTGTCTGAGACCAAGTTCGGCGCCTGGCCGCCAGCTGTGCGGGAATTGTTTGAGCCTGCGCGCACGATCAAAGCAGGTAAGCCGACCTACAAGCTTGAGCGCATTGTCGATGGTGAACGCTCAGAGGCCGCCAACGATAGTCAGTTCGGGGAGGCAGTCTGATGGCCATTTCTCTCGCACAGTTAAACCGAGCCGGCACGATCAAGCCGCCACGACTTTTGATCCATGGTGTTGCGGGCGTAGGTAAGACGACCTTTGCTGCGCAAGCGAATAAGCCGGTTTTTATCCAGACCGAGGAAGGTCTGGGAACGCTATCGGCTGCCAACTTCCCGCTGTCCCGAACGTTCGAGGAGGTGATGGAGGCGCTGGCTGCGCTATACACCGAGCAGCACGACTTTGCCACGGTGGTGATTGACAGCGTTGACTGGTTAGAGCCGCTGGTCTGGGCCAAAGCGTGCCGAGATAACGGCTGGAATTCAATTGAGGACGCTGGCTACGGGAAAGGATACGTGGCTGCGCTAAACCTCTGGCGTCAGTACATCGATGGTTTGAACGCACTGCGTGACGATCGTGGCATGACCGTCGTTCAGATCGCGCACACCGACATAAAGCGCTTCGATTCGCCTGAGCATGATCCCTACGACCGTTACGTGATCAAGCTCCACGCACGCGCCGCCGCATTGCTGCAAGAGCACTCTGACATTGTGCTCTTCGCAAACTACCGCATCTCGACCGTGAAGGCGGATGTTGGTTTCAACAAAAAGGTGAGCCGTGCGGTGGGCTCCGGCGAGCGTGTAATCCATACGGTCGAACGCCCGGCCTTTCTCGCAAAAAACCGCTACGACCTACCTGACCTGCTGCCGCTTGAATGGTCCGCCTTTGCGCAGGCCATGCCTGAATCATTGCATTCGATGCTTAACCCACCCACCACCACTCGCACCTGAAAAAGGAGAAATCACCATGGCTTCATTCGGACAAACATTTGATGCATCGGCTGTTGAACCCAGCAACGGCTACGACGTACTACCGCCGGGAAAATACCTTGGCCACATCGTGACTAGCGAAATGCGCGTTACCAAAGATGGAGCCGGTCAGTACCTGTACTTGGAGCTGGACATCCTGGAGGGGCAGTACGCCGGTAGAAAGCTCTTTGATCGCCTTAACCTGATTAATGTAAATCCAGATGCAGTACAGATTGCTCAGAAAACGCTTTCTTCGATTTGTCGCGCTGTCGGCAAGATGCAGGTCAGTAATTCCGAACAGCTGCACCTGATTCCAATGACCCTTGATGTACGGGTGCGTCCGCCCAAGGGTGCCTACGGTGAATCAAATTCCGTTCGTTATCTGCCGAGGGGCGGTGCAAGCGGTGCGATGCCGCGCCCAGCGGCGCCGGCCACGGGACCAACGGCGCCGGTCGCTGCTCAGGCGATCGCCGCTGCACCTACGACAAGTCCGGCAGCTAACGGTCTGCCCTGGAAGCGCCAGGCGTAAGGGGCAGCTGCCATGTATGAGCACGCCTCTTCGGACATGCCGATGCGATTGCCCAGCACGGTGCAGGGCTGTCGCGATCGGCTGGCTGCAGTTCAAGACGAAATGGCCTCGATTCGTATTCAGATCGCTACGACCGATATTCGTCGCCAGACAGAGAAAAAGTCGTTGGACCCGACGTGGTTTCATCGTGCCAAGACTGCATTGCGCTTGAAGCAACAGGAATTGGTGCATCTGACAGCGCAGATTGCAAAGCTCAGTGCCGGTCAGGGCGGTGGTCATCGGGAGCGATTCAAGGACGCGCTGATTGAGGTATTGCGTGCTGATTGCGACGAAGATCGCTGGCAAGCGGCGGTGAGTCGCGCTCGTGCCCTTCAGGCCGAGCGGGAGATGCAGCATGGCTGAACTTCCAACGATGACATCTCCCACCAGAGAGGCGATCTTTGCGGCGTATGAGGCAGATGCAAACGACGGCTTTCGGAGTCATCTGGGAGCGTCTCTGATTGGTAAGGAGTGCGAGCGCGCGATCTGGTTCGACTTTCGGTGGGTGACGCGTGCCCGTCATCCGGGCAGGCTTCTTCGTCTGTTTGAAACCGGACAGCTTGAAGAGGCCCGGCTGGTTCAAAACCTTCGTCGAACCGGGGCCACGGTCTTGGAGGTTGACCCTGAAACCGGACGGCAGTTTCGGGTTCAGGCGCATGGTGGTCACTTTGGTGGCTCGCTTGATGGCATCGCGCTCAACCTGCTTGAAGCACCGAAGACCTGGCATGTTCTTGAGTTTAAAACCCACTCAGTCAAGAGCTTCAACGATCTGCTGGCCAAGAAAGTCCGGGATAGCAAGCCACTGCACTTTGCGCAGATGCAGACCTACATGTATTTGATGGGCTTGACTCGAGCGATGTACTTGGCGGTCTGCAAAGACACGGACGATGTGTATATCGAGCGCATCGAGGCGGATTCAACTTTCGCGCAAGGGCTCATGAGCAAGGCCGAACGGGTCATCTTTTCAGCGATGCCTCCTCCGCGTGTCAGTACCGATCCCGCGTGGTTCCAGTGCCGAATGTGTAATCACGCTCCTGTCTGTCATGGCAATCAACCGGATGCCGCTGCGCCTGAAGTGAATTGTCGTACCTGTATGCACGCAACCCCCATAGATGGCGGGTGGCACTGTGCAAGGCATGACCGTCGATTGACCGAGGCTGATCAGCGTTCTGCATGCGCTGTGCACCTCTTTATCCCGGCGCTTGTGCCGGGCATGCAAATCGACGCAGGCGAGGACTGGGTCGAGTACGAATTCGCCAGTGGGAATCGCTGGCGCAACACCGGTATGAACAAGTATGCGAACACCTATGAAGGAGAACGAACATGAGCCTGACCTTGCGTCCGTATCAAAATGGTGCCATCCAAGGCATCTACAACTATTTTCATGCAGCCACCGGTAATCCGTTGGTGGTGATCCCGACGGCTGGCGGCAAATCACTGGTCATGGCGACCTTCGTTGAAGGGGTGCTTAAGGCATATCCGGATCAGCGCATCTTGATCGTGACCCATGTCCGTGAGCTGATTGAGCAGAACTACACCGAGCTCAAAAAACTCTGGCCGGATGCGCCAGCGGGTATTTACTCGGCCGGTTTAAAGCAGCGCGACATTCATGCCCGCATTCTCTTTGCCGGAATCCAGTCGATTCACAAGCGGGTCTACGATGTCCAGCAGTGCGATTTGGTATTGATCGATGAAGCGCACCTGATTCCACGCTCATCGAACACGATGTACCGAAGCTTTTTGTCGGAACTTTCTCGGATCAATCCGCAGATGAAGGTCATCGGTCTGACCGCGACCCCATACCGGCTGGACTCAGGTCTGCTGCACGAAGGAGATGATGCGATCTTTAACGACATCGCGTACGAGATTTCGGTACGTG